CGCTGACGACGTACATGTTGCCACCGTACGCCCACAGTCCACGGATGGGACCAGTGCCCACTGTGGTCACGAGTCGCAAGCCGGGTGCCCTGTTGAGGAAGCCGGGTTCCTTTCCACCCTCTGGGATGATCTCGGGGAACAGGTTAATCATGCGATTGTCAGCCGCATTGACCGAACGTGCGACGTAGGCAGATCCCAGGATCGGGGTCTTCATCAGAAATTACCAGCGTAGATATTGTACCGCTGCCGGTTCGCCACAACCCCGTATGGCATGCTCATCACGTCGTTCGGGTTGTTGATGCGCTTCAGGTTGCGCTTGCTGGTAATGGCGATCCGCTGGACCTGTGGTGACGGCTCAACACCAAACTCGGGTGCCAGTTCACACGCCAGGTTATAGACGAAGGCTCGCAAGTAACCAGGTGGGAACAGCAGGACCGTTGACAACAGCGTCGGGTTGCTCAACTCCTGCACCGAGATGAAGTGCCACTCCAGATCTCTCAGCGGTCTGGGGTAGATGGTCATCTCGATGTTCGGGTACGTCATGTTGACGAAGATCACCTGAGGATAGGTCGAGGTGACTGTCTTGATCGCGATCCCGTTGTACTGGTCCTGGTTGATGAACTTGATGCCGTAGGACACGTTGGTGCCAGCGTCGCGGTAGTAGGTGGCATCATCCAGCAGAACAGGGCGATTGCCGACGAAATCACCAGTCGGTCCGAGGGTACGGGTGATGATGCCCGAGGGCCATGTGAACACTTGATCTTGAGTGGAGTAGACCGACAGGCGCTCAGTGTTCCATGAGTCAATCATCTGATTGAGCGCAAGGAGAGCGTCCTGACTGGTTGCTGCTGACGGGGTTTCATTTTCCGCAAGGATGCCGAGCAATCGCAATGCTCGAACAATCTGGTCGCCAGCAGTAACCGTTATGGTGGTCATGTCAATCCCCTTCGTCGTTCACCGATGCAAGGAAGTTTGGCACATCGCTGGACTTCCTGCGACCCCTACGTTTCGGTTGAACAGGCTCAACAACTTCGACAGGTTGAGATGCAGCGAGTTGTTCCGCAACAGGGTCAAATTCTTCCCAACCGTGGGCACTGTCGTCCTGGGCCTCCGCATGGGAGATGGCGACTTTTTTGCCGTGGACGGGGTGTCTCAGGTAGATGACGGGCATAGATCGCCTCCAGGTTGACGACGAAGGAACATGTGGAAGTTACCCGGAAAGCACTTGTCAGCACCGTGATGATCCAGTTGAAGGTCTGGAACCAACCAGATCTCGCCACCCAATGCTCGCCAGTTGCGACTGAATGCGTAGTCCTCGCCGTACCAGACACCCTTGTGCGCACCGTGGTTAAACAGATCTACAGTGTAGTTCTCAGGATGCCCGTAAAGCAACTCAGGATAGGCTTTCATGAACCGACGAATGCCGTTACGAGTGATCTTGAGGAATCCTGCAGGGATGCAGTGAGCAGCCAGCGCACCGTCGCCGCGAACTGTGGGATACCCCTCGGCGCTGGTCAACAGCGACCCCATGTATTCTTCTTCGTCCTTCTTGAACCGATAAGTGCCTGCGACCACATCACCCTCGGTCTTGATCAAAGTGAGCATGTCTTCAGGACGCCAGGACACGTCATGGTCGATGTAGATGATTGTGTCTGCGCCGGCATCAAGCGCCTTGCGGGTGAGTGTGGCGCGAGCAGCACTGATGTATGGAGATCCCACCTCGAACACGGTCTGGTGTTCGATGCCTTCAGCGTCCAGCAACGGAACAGTCTGCTCGAGTGCGCTCAGGTAGGCAGGGTGGGGTCGGGTGTATGTAGGTGTTGCAAAGACGATTTTCATTTGACAGCAACACCGAGTAAGTTGTGACCATTGACACGCTGCACATGGACTGTGCTGAAACCAGCGTCCTGCAGAACCTTGGTCAACGTGGTCTGAGTGAATCCGCACTTGTGCGCCATGTACGGGTTTTCGGCAATCAGTCGGGCCATTCCGTAGTACATGTCCAACCCGGTAACAGGACCAGCCGCTGACTCGTAGACGACATCCTCAGTGGGGCGAATGTCTTCGAGATCTGGCACGACAATGATCGCAGTGCCACCGTCATTCAGCACCCGATGAAACCCTTCGAGTGCAATCGGCACTTCGTGAGGATAGACGTGCTCAAGAGAATGGCTTGAGAACACGGTGTCGTATGGGCCGATGTCACCGAGGTCCAGCATGCTTGCGACGATGTGAGGCTTGTGCGTGGGGTCAATGTCGAGGCGGACCTCGTCATAGTCGTCAAGCCATGCGGGTGCAGGGTTTCCCCCACACCCGACATGGAGAAACGTCCCTTTGGAGGACGTTGCAGTCATCAAGCAGAACCTTTCCAAGCACCAATGGCTTCGAGAGTGTTCATGATCTCGATGATTGCAGCCTTGAGATCTGTATCAACAGCAGTAGCCGAAGCAGTGCCAACCAGCGACGTGGCTTGAGCAGCGGAAGCGCGTTGCGCAACAGGAGCCTTACCATAGAAGCCAATTGTTCCATCCGTACCACCGACCTGAACGGGTTGACCAGCACGACCAACATTGATCGTCTCGTTCAGATTGCCATCACCAGCTTGATATCCATCACCAACTTTTGGGAGTGCCATGATTTAACCCTCGATTAAGCCGAACCTTTCCACAGACCGACGGCCTGGAGAGTGTTCATGATTTCAATGATTGCAGCTTTGAGATCCGTGTCCACAGCCGTTGCAGACGCTGTACCAACGAGCGAGGTTGCTTGCGCAGCCGCCGACCGTTGGGAAACAGGCGCTTTGCCGTAGAACCCAACGGTGCCCCCGGTCTTACCGAGGATCGCACCGTCGAGTTGCGGATCTTCAAATGCCACACCAATTGCTTTGGTATTAGGCATTGTCAATTACCCCCAGAGACGAACAGCCATTTGTGGACGGATGACACTGTACCCATACAGGATGTCAACACGGCAGGGCATCCGGTCGTTGTTGATGTCGTACTGGCGAACCACACGCATCGAAATACCGTTATGCACTGCACGAGAAGCCATGTCTACACCTTGCGGCATGATCAGGTCAGCCGTTGCGAATGCGATAGCATCCTTGTGGTAGATCAGGTTCTGCGGGTAGGCAGTCTCTGCTGCACCAAGGACAGTCGCAACATCGCCGGCTTCCGGCAGTTTGGTGACCGTGGCGAGAGCATGGGTCGGACCATAGACAGCAGGTTGGAACTCAACATCGACGAACTCGGTAGCAGCCGAGGTGACGGTGTTGGTTACAACAAACTGCTGCAGCGAACCAGTGGACTCGCGGGTCTGCGGGTTGACAGCGAAGACACCAGCAATCGTGAACACGTCGCCAGGTACAAGGGTCTTGGCATTGGTCACGTTGTCGAAGGTGACCGTGTTGGCACCGTTGGTCAGCGTGGTCTTGACGATCGGGGTGTCAGTACGATCTGCAGAACCAGTCGTGTGAACCTTGATCGACTGAGACATGTTGATTTCTTCGTAGCCCAGAACACCAGTGCCCATCAAGCCGTTCTTGAACTGCTTGCTGATGGTGTCGGTGGGGTTGAAAAGACCCTTCATGCCTTCAACCAGTCCAGCGTTGGCTGCCGGGTTGACGGTAGCGTAACGTGGGGACATGACTGCAGCCGCTTCGTTCAGCTTTTGCTGAGCCTGCAGGAGCACCAGGGAGGTCGCAGGAACCGTTCCAGGGGTGCCTACGGACTGGAAGATGCTCTTGAAGCTGTTGGCCACGTCAGCGTCCACAGAGGAGGCCAACTGGCTAATACGAGGCTTCAGAACACGCTCTGCGAAGTCATCCAACTGCATCGTCAGTTCGGCAGAGGTAAAGTTGATGCCGATGTGCTTTTGGGTGCCAACGGTCAGCGTGGTGTTCTGCTCGTTGTCATCCTGTACCTGCAGGGCAGCACCATCAGTTACCAGAGCGCGGTCTGGGAGACGGATGCGCAAGGTAGAGCCGATCTTGGCACCCTGAACAGCAAAGCTGTCGTCATACTGGCGGTTGACGTTACGGGTGATCACCAGGTTGTTCTCGAGGATTTCGAGAGACTTCCGGGTAATCATGTCAATAGTGAGCAATGAGTTTGCCATGATTTAATCCTCAGCGATTATGTTGTGCCTGCCACTTCGCAATCTGGCGTCTGCGCTCTGCCTCAATCCATTCTGACGTGCTCATCGTTTGCGTTGAGCGTGGGTCAGTGGTGTCGATGACACCGGAGTTGGAGGCTCGTGCAGTCACTGGCTTGATGGGCGCAGGAGCAGACGATGTCTTTTTCACA